TGGCCTGATCGCTTGGTTTTGATGCCGGGCGGGCGGGTGACGTTCATCGAGTTGAAGACAGGCACAGGAAAACTTAGTGAGTTGCAAAGGTACCGGCTCAAGGTTTTGGGTGACTTGGGGTTTGATGCCCGGGTTCTGTATGGGCACGATGACGTTAAAGGATTCTTAGATGAAATTGCACGACTACCAGTTGAGGATGGCCGAGCACATGGTCGAGCATCGCGGGGCGATGTGCTGGTCGGAGGTGGGCTTAGGCAAGACCGCAGCGACCCTGCAGGCGCTTCGGATGATGAAGGCAAGGGGTGAGCCTATCCAAGTGCTGATCGTGGCTCCTAAGCGTGTTTCTGAGCACGTGTGGGAGGCCGAGCGTGATCTGTGGGCACCCAAGATGCCGATGCTGGTGATCAAGGGCAACCAAGCGCAGCGGCGACGCGCACTTAGGACACCGTGCGCGGTCAAGGTGATCGGGCGCGATAACGTGAAGTGGCTGGTGGACGAGCTCAAGGACCGCTGGCCGTTCAATGTGCTGGTGGTTGACGAGAGTCAGGGGTTCAAGAGCCCGTCTACGGAGCGTTTCAAGGCGCTTAGGCGCGTTAAATTCGACCGGGTGATACTCCTGAGTGCCACACCGGCCTCAGAAGGCTTGCTGGGGCTCTGGAGCCAGTGCTACTTGGCTGATCGGGGCGAGAGGCTGGGTAAGACCTACACGGGCTACAGCAACGCGTTCTTTGTGGGGGACTACATGGGCTGGAACCTCGAACCACGACCCAACGCCGAGAAGGAGATCCACGCAAGGGTCAAGGACATCACGGTGGCCATGCGTGCTGAGGATTACTTGGACATGCCTGAGCGGGTCAACAGCAACACGGTCGTTGAGATGCTGCCCAGCGAGCTCAGGGTCTACGAGCAACTCAAGCGCGATGCGTTGCTGCCGATTGCAAACGGCGAGCCGATCACGGCGGCCAACGCCGCGGTGCTCTGGGGCAAGCTGCACCAGCTCTCGGGCGGGGCGATCTACGACGAGGATAAGGCCGTGCACGTGTTCTCCAACGCGAAGTTGGCAGGCCTGCAGGATGTGATTGAGGCGTCTAACGGCAACCCGGTGCTGGTGTTCTACGGCTACCGCCACGAGATCGACCGGATACAGGCCGCCACGGGTGCCGAGCTGCTGGACGTCGACAGGTGGAACGCCGGCCTGCAAAAGGTCGCCTTGGCGCATCCTGACTCGTGCGGGGCGGGCTTGAACCTGCAGCACGGGGGAAGTATCGCGGTGTGGTTCACGCTGCCGGCAAGCCTTGGGCAGTACATTCAGGCTTGCGGGAGGTTGCACCGTCAGGGGCAGACGAGGCCGGTTTTTATTCACCACCTCATCGTGGCTGGTACGAGTGACGAGGTGGTGCTGGCGCGGCTGGGGGAGAAAAGCACGACGCAGGTCGAGCTCTTACGTGCGATGGTCAGACCCGCTTAAGCGCCAGAGCGTTTTGCAAGGCTTCGGTGAGCATGACTAAGGTAGCGGCTTTGGCGTAGTTACCGGCTTCGCCAGCCTTTGTTGACTCGTCCAAAATTGCGTTGAACATGGCGGTGTTGGCCGCGTTCCAGCCCGAATTTGCAGCGTGTTTTCTAGGTTCGTCGGGGTACGACGCGATCAGTTGTTCGTAGTTCATAAAAATCCTGAAGCCCCCGAGGGGGCTGGTGAGTTTACTTGCGGGCTTTGACGCGCACTTGGAACGAGGCAGACTGCTTAGTCCACTTCAGGTACTCTGGCTCGCCGAACTGCTTGACGAACTTTTCTTTGTCGAAGATGGTGCTGTTGAACTCGCTGTAGGTCGCGCGAAACAACGAGCCTTCCACGAACGCGACGCCGTCTGCGTCAACTTCGAGGTTGCCGTCTGCGCCGGCTTCTTTAACAACTTTCTTGATGGCGTCGGCCTGCTTGGTGAGGTCGGCGATTTGGGCGAGGAGGAGACCGAGCTGGTCGACTGCTGAGGGGGTGAAGTTCATTTTTAAGGCTCCGTGTTTGTCGTGTTGGGGTACTGAAACTACAGTTTACATTGTAAAGTTGTCGGATGCAACAGGGGGCGAACCCCCTGTTGTTTTTATGCAGCAAGCTTGGCGTATTCGTCGGCCAGCGTCCAGAGCGCCTTGTTCAACTTGACGTTCTCGGTCACGCCACCCACGGCACGCGTTGACATGTTGCGACCGTTAGTTGTGCGACCCTGCACGCCGCCCTTGATCATGTTCTCCTGCACACGATTGAAGGTCGTCCAGAGGTTGTCCTTGTTGTCGTCCCAGCGGCGCAGGGTGAGCAGGCGCTCCGAGGTGATGGGGGCGGCACCGTCGTCGTAGCGCAGGGCGAGTGCGGCACGAGCGAAGAGCTCTTGGTGGGGGCGGTCCATCGCGACGGCCTTGTAGTTCTCGATACGCGCGCCCACACTGTTGAGCTCGTCGATCACGCGGTAGGACGCATCCACCACGTCATCGACCACGCGGCCGGTGTGACGCACGCGGCAGTCCGCGGCCACGTCGCCCGCGATGATGCCGTTTGAGCACACCATGCGAAAGAAGCCCGACATCAACTGGAACGAGCTCGTCCCGTCGTGCGAGTTCAGCAGGATGATCTCGCCACAGCCTTCGTCGTTCTTGAGCGCCGTGGGGTGACGCAGGCGCAGCAGGTGCTTGGTGTGTTCGCGCTTGTTCAGATCACGCACGCGGGTCTGGCGAACCTCGTAGGGCTCGAAGCCCTCGGCGCGCAGGCCCTCGAGCACGTCGCTGGTTGGGATGAAGGCGTAGCGCTCGCCGCGGCTGTCGTGGGCTTCCTGAGCAAACACTGAGGGCGCGTAGCGCGCGATCATTGCGTTGTCCAGTGGGCTTTGTGAGCGAAAGGCGGTGGGGGCAGACATTTTGATGTTCATGGTGTTTTCCGTGTGGTTAGGGTTAGGTAGAGAGATTTCAGTATAAAACGAGTTACTTGGGATCGTAAATTACGTTGTACTGCAAACGTAATTTAGACACCGCGGCTGCGTCCTGCTCGGTTGTAAGCGTGAGTCGGGGGCGATGCGCTCGGTGATACTCGCGGCGCGTTTCGAGCGTGGTGATGAACCAGCCCGTGGCGGTACGCCCAAACTCAATGTAGGTCACAAGGCGCGAGAACTTGTAGGCCGCGGGTAAGGCCTGCCCACTGCGATACGTAGCGCGTGCGCCTGCATAGAGCGCCTTGTTGGGCAGGAGCTCGGCGAGCTGGGTATCAAAGTGTGCGGTGATCGTGGGGATTGCCCAAGCGTTGGTGAGCGTGTGCTCGATTGCGCGCCCGTTTGCGGCGTTTAAAAGTTTTTGAATTTTAGGTAAGTTGGCTTCGCTGACTTTGATCGGTTTCATGGTGTGACTCCGTGTGTGGTGGGCCCCGAAGGGCCCGGGGTGATTAGTAGTTGAAAGCTCGGTACGGTTTGTTGTGTGTTTCCATGTAGTAATTAAACGCATGTACAAGCCGCGCAAGGCGCTCACCGCGCAACGTTGGATTCCATCTAGCATTCAGACATAACTCTTCAAGGGTGCAATTGAACTCAGCCTTGCAAACAGCATCGACACCCGTCGCATGAATTTTTTCGTTTACCAGTTGACCATCATGCAAAACGATATCGAGGTGATCGTCGCAGAGGTAGCCGCGGAAGGGGCGCTGATTGATCTGGTCGTAACCAGTAACGAACGCATCGGCAAAAACTTTATTTTCGCCTGCGCGGCATGATGAACAAAGGGCTTTGTAGTTTAGTTTCATGGTGTTCTCCGTGTTTGTCGTGTTGTTTAAAATTGTTCTAAACGGACTGCGTCGCATTGTTTTGCTTTGTATCCAAGGGCATCAGCTAACGAGCCATGCACACCAAAGAGCCAGCATCCGCGAGTGTCTGTCGTAACTTCTACTGCGCGTCCGTCTGCTAAAAGATGGATAACGCCATTGTTAAGCGCCTGTGAGCGATGATTTGTGCGATTTTCGTCAGACAGCAATTGACGGATTTCTTGGCTTTCATCATCAAACATTCTTAAAACATAAAATTTCATGGTGTTGTCCTTGATTAAATGGTGTAGTAGGTGGTTGCACGGGCGAGGGCGGCTTGGAGGGTCTTGTGTGCCGAGAGCTCTACCCAAGCGCTACCAACGCCGGCCATGGCCAGCATGAAGGGGCGCTGGCGTTCGACCGAGCACCAGCGGCTGGTGTCACGACGTGGCGCGTGGCGGACAAAAACGAAACGCTCTTTGCTGTGGCAGATGTCGGCCCACTTGACCGTACCATCGGCGCCGGGGACTGTATCAAGTACGAAGACTTTCATGGTGTTTTCCGTGTGTGATTAAGCGACGTAAGTTTTTGCAAGTTGCTTGGCTTCGGCCTCATTGTCGCAATGAAAAATATTGACAATCTCAGCACCAGTTGCGAATTTTTCAACAGCCCAATTTTCTAAATCAAGCGAGTCAATCTCAGGGTTGTCGTTAACAATCGAGGTTGTGTCTACAAAAATTGCCTTGAAATCGTCAGACAGTTCGATGATCGCGATAACTTTAGTGGTGTTCATGGTGTTTTCCGTGTGTTGTTTACTGGTACTGCGTTCAGTATGAGCCCATTTGTTGACAATGTAAACAATTATTTTATTATCGGAAACCCTAATGCAAAAATACAACAGTGGTATAAAATCGCGAGAATAACGGGGGGTTAGCTATGGGAAGGCCTAAGGGTTCAGGGAGTCTGTACACGCAAGAGCTCGCGGCTCACATCTGCGAGCGCATCGCGATGGGTGAGACGTTGGTGAGCATTTTGCAGTCGCCAAACATGCCAAAGCGCACGACCGTGCAGGTGTGGGTCACCGACAACGCCGAGTTCGGTGAAATGTACGCGCGCGCGAGAGACGCAGGCTTCGACGTTTTGGCCGAAGACACCATCAGAATCATCGACGAGGAACCCGAGCGTGTCACAGGCGAAGGGGGCGGGCGGCGTGATAGCGCCTACGTCCAGTGGCAAAAGAATCGCGTCGAGCTCAGGCTGCGCCTGCTCAAGAGCTGGTGCCCCAAGCGCTACGGCGATCGCCAAGTGCTGGTCGGCGAGGCCGAGAACCCGCTCACGTTGGCCTTCACCCCAGAGACGCTCATCTCGCTGGCCGACGGCCTGCAGACCGAGCGCCAAGATGGCAAGTAAGCTGGCACAGCGCCTGCTTGATCCCGCGTTCCAGCGCGAGTACGCCGCGTACCCACCAGAACACCGCGCGGCCTTTGAGGCCCGCGTCGCGTGGCTTAAGAAGGCGCACGCGCACCAGATCCTGCCGGCCGGCGACTGGTGGTCGATCTGGCTGCTGCTGGCCGGGCGCGGCGCTGGCAAGACGCGCACCGCGGCCGAGCAGGTCTGGTGGTGGGCGTGGACGCAACCCAACACGCGCTGGCTGGTATCCGCCCCCACATCGGGCGACGTGCGTGCGACCTGCTTTGAGGGCGATAGCGGCATCTTGAACGTGATGCCCAAGGTGCTGCTGGCCGACTACAACAAGAGCCTCTCTGAGATCGTCCTGACCAACGGCAGCCTGATTAAGGGTATACCCGCATCTGAGCCAGAGCGGTTCCGCGGGCCGCAGTTCCACGGCGCGTGGCTCGACGAGCTGGCCGCGTGGGAGTACCTAGACGACGCTTGGGATCAGATCCAGTTTGGCGTGCGTCTGGGCAAGCGCACGACCATCATCGCGTCCACCACGCCGCGCCCCAAGGACCTGATCAGCGCGCTGGCCGACCGTGACGGCGAGGACGTGTACCTGACCACCGCCTCAACCTACGCCAACCTCGACAACCTCGCCCCCAGCTTTCGCGACCAGATCCTGCAGTACGAGGGCACGCGTCTGGGCGACCAAGAGATTCACGCCTCGATCCTCTCGAGCGAGGACACCGGCATCGTCAAGCGCGCGTGGTTCAAGCTCTGGGGTTCCGAGAAGCCGCTGCCCCAGTTTGAGTACGTGGTGCAGTCATACGACTGCGCGACCAGCACCCGCACGGCCGCTGACCCCACGGCCTGTGTGGTGCTCGGCGTGTTCAAGCCCAGCGAGGACAAGGGCATGAGCGTCATGCTGATCGACTGCTGGAGCGAGCGCATCCAGTACCCTGAGCTGCGCCCCAAGGTGATCTCGGAGAGCGAGGAGATCTACGGCGACGAGAATGAATTCGGCAACGGCAAGAAGGTCGACCTCATCCTGATCGAGGACAAGTCGGCCGGCATCGTGCTGCTGCAGGACTTACAACGCGCCGGGCTGCCCGTGCGCAGCTACAACCCGGGCAACGCCGACAAGACCATGCGGCTGAACATCGTGAGCCCGCTGATCGCGCGCGGCCGCGTCTACCTGCCCGAGTCGACGGTCAACCCGGGCTGCGCGCGCGACTGGTGCGACGCGTTCCTGAGCCAAGTCTGCAGCTTCCCGGACAGCAAGCACGACGACTACGTCGATGCGCTCTCGCAGGCCTTGCGGGTGCTGCGCGACATGGGATTCGTGAACATTGACCCCGTCGCCGACCCTGACCTATACTACGCCGACGACCGCCCCAAGCGCGACAACCCCTACGCAGCATAGGTAACCCATGAGCCGTATCAAACGAGCAGTCAAGGGCTTTATTGATCCGATCACCACTAAGGTGGAGGACTGGAAGTGGCGGGCGCTTGCTGACGTCGACAAGGAACTCAAGCTCAAGGAAGTGCCCGACTACATTCAGGGCGGCTACGGCGGCTTCATGGCCGACCAGCTCAAGCGCGCCGAGGCCGGCGACTTGAACGCCCGCGACCTCATTAAGGCCTACACCATCACCCAGTCATCGATCGGGCGCGGTGGCCTGTCGCACGCGACGGCGACCAAGCGCGGCTTAAAGCTGCCCGACACCGGGGGCGAAGTGCGCCCGGAGGGTGCGTTTGCCGAGTGGCTGGGCTCGCCCTTAGGCCAGCGCTACCTCGACATGGCAGAGCGCGGCGAGCTCGACTCCAAGGCGCTCAAGGACATCCAAGCGGCGTTCGCGCCCTTCGGTAAGCAGAACGATCAGGTGGCCAAGATGGAGTGGGCGGCGCAGAACCTACCCGGCATGGCCACCGACCTCAATACTCGCGTGACCGGCGCGCTGGGCGACTGGCGCGATTACACCGACCGACTGCAAGGCATCGCGGCCGCCAAGTCGGGCTTCGTTGGCTCGCTGCTCGGCCGGGGCGACGTGCCCACGCTGGACGCGCGCCAGCTCAACCTGCACGGCACCACGCCCCCAGTCGGGCTGGGCTCGATTCAACAGAGAGGGGGCGGCACGGGCGGGCGCGAGCTCGTCGACCGCCTGACCGCACGCCAAGAGGCGCTGGGGCTTAAGCTCGACTCGAGCCTTGATCCGTTCTACCAGCACCTCGGGCACCACGCCGTCTGGGATAAGATCGGCAAGACAGAGACTACACACAACGACTTGATGCGCGCGATGCGCGACTACAACAACGGCGGCGCTGTGCACATGGCCGGCGGCAGCCTAGTCAAGAAGGTCGCCAAGCCCGTCGCCAATCGCATCGACATGCACTTCAAGGACGTGACCCAGCGCACAACCGAGCTGCAAAAGGCGGCCAATAAGCTCATCGATGGCGAGCTCTCTGCGGCCGAGTACGACGCGCTGGTCAACCAGCACAAGCCCGTTACGCCCTACGCCACGGTGCCCACACCCGCCACGCGCGAGGAGGCCACCGGAGCACTCACGGCCGACAAGCGCGAGCGCTACGGCGTGCCGTCGCAGACGCTTGAGCAAGGCCACCCGGTCGGACTGCGCCTCGACATCCCGTCGTACAGCAACCACGGCGTCTGGGTGCCAACCGTGCACGAGCAGGAGGCAGGCTTTGCCGCGGGCAAGAGCATCGGCCACGAGAGCGTGGCAAGCGTGCTCAACCCGCAGTTCGGCATGCACGAGAAGGCCGCGCTGGCCATCGCGAGCGGCAAGCCCAAGGGCACGATCGCGACGATTAAGGGCGACTGGAACAAACTCAGCGAGAAAGAGGCCGTCGAGCGCGCCCGTGAGTACTTGAAGAGCTCCGAGTGGCGTCAGGTGGGCATGGACCCCGAGCGGCACTCGTACTTCTACGACCGCGCGACCATGGAGCCTGTCACGAGCGCCGACGAGGCGCTGCAGGTCGGCCCGCTCGTGCTGGTGAAGAACCCCGTGTACGGCAAGAAGGACGACTTCAAGTACGCCGACGGCGGCATGGTGGACTCCGTACCCGAAGAGGCGATCAAGAACATGGTTAAAGACCCACAGGCTGCGCGAATGCTCGACCTTGATCTGGCTAAGTACGCGCTGATGAGCCAGCCACAGCGCATGGCCGCGGGCGGCATCGCCCACATGGCCGCCGGTGGTGCGCGCAAAGCAGTTAAGAAAGTGGTGACCGGGGCACCATCGCACGTACCGGATTTTAAGATCAAGGACTTAGGCGGCCTCGCACCCGTGCAGCCCGTCAACCTTGAAACCAAACTGGGCGCGATGATCAACGTCAACCCATGGGACGTGATGCACCGCAACCAGCAGATCATGGAAGTGTCGGGGTTGAAGGTGCCCGGCGAAGTGATCAGCCACGGCGGCCAAGCCTACGCACGCGACTTGGAGCACATCAAGCAGCAGATCGGGGGCGCATCCAACGAGGACATTGCTAAGCGCGTGCAGAAGCGATTTGATATAGCGTCGCGTGAGGGCGCAGCCAGAGGCGGCACCGGCGAAGTGGTTGCATCGCCCTTTACGATGGGTGATACATCGGTCAACTTTGCAACCCCAGTGACCGATCTATACCGCAAGTTTTTTAACGCTAACGCAACCAACAAGGACTTCCAAGACATCTCCGACGTGCTGCGGGATACAACAGTAAAGGGTAAGAAACCGTTTATCAACGCCCCTAACTTTGACGACCCCGCGGTTGACCAGTACATTAAAGAGAACCCAGAATTTCGAAAGGCCTTCCTGCTCAAGATGCAGACCGGCAAGCGGTGGCAGGAACTGACGGGCATTAACCCGCTGGACGCACTGGCCGCGTTTCGCGATCCAAACCTGCTGGGTGTGTCGCCCTTCTACGCAGGGCACACTCTGATCGACGTGCAACCCGGCGCAGTATTGCGACGTTCCAACAACAGCACGTACTCGCACGACTTCAGCGGAACCTACGGGGGTTCGATCCCCAACACGCCGGTGCCCATCCTGCTAAACGACGCATTCACTCCAATTGCGCAAGAGATACGCGCCAGATCGCTGGCACCGACGTGGAAGCTGGGACCGGTCACCAACAATCAGATTGCTGACATGAGCACTAAGGCGCTGGGCAGTCGCAACGAGAACATCTCGGAGCTTGTCACCGACGAGATGATTCGCCGCGTTGAGGACTACCACAAGGGCTTAAAGAGCGGCGCGTTCCCGGCCGACGACTTGACCTCGGCGATGCAGTACCTGAAGTTGCCTAAGTTCAAGGACGGCGGCGCTGTGCACATGGATAAGGGCGGCAAGGCTAATGACGACATCATGAGTCTAAAGCCCCAGCCCAAAGCCCAAGACACTTCATTCGCGAGCGTGCGGAGTTTGCTGGCGGACATTGGGAGCAATCAAGAGGAGTACGAGCGGATTGCGCGGGGTGGGGCTTTTGACCGCCGCAAGTTTACGCCCGAGAATATATACGCCATGCGTCTATTGCAGGCGGCTAACCAAACGCCCGACCCCGCGCGTTACCTCGAGTCGCTTAACCCGTACCTAGATTCGCAGTTACAGTTTGAACTAAACCCGTTCACCAACGAGGCGGGTTACGTTTCCAAGTCGGAACCGAACAAGGTCGTCATCCAACGCCTTGAACAGGTCGCCAACACAATCCCGCATGAATTGACGCACACGCTGCAGTTGGGTAAGGGGGTGAACCCGGACCTTGAGAACAATACACAGGCCTTTGCGCGTGCGCGGGGGCTGCCCGCGGACATGAAGTCGAGCGTGTTCCCCTCAACCAACGTCGCCAGCATGACGGAGCTCTGGGCAAACGTCAACGCTCGGGCGCATGAGGTCAACGCTGCGGGTGGGGACTTCATCAACTCACCCGAGGGTCGTGCGCTGTTCCCCACCAACACCGAGCAGCGCGACTACTACGCCAACGCGATGCCGGGCGTGAACAGCATCACCCCCGACACGGGCACCTTCGTGCCGAACAACCAGACTCTGCTACAACGCGCCAAGAAATCCCTTGGCTTTGCAGACGGCGGTGGCGTGTTCAACCCACAGGGCTCTGACTACGACTACCAGACGGCTCGCGCTTACGGCATGGGACAAGGGGACAACGGTCACTGGGGCTCGGTCGCACCCACATCCAAGGACGAGCGCACCCTGCACGGCTTACCCGAAGACAGCTATGTCATGCTCAAGGGCGCACAGCATCCAACGTGGGGCAAGGCTGTCGAGGCTGAAACAGCGCGCGGCTCAAAGATCGTCAAGCACGGCGACCGCTACTACTCCGTGCCAAGCAAAGCAGAGGGCGGTGAGGTCAGTCAGTCAGAGCTGGATCGTATGCGCTTCGAGCTCGCGCAGGCGCAGAACCCCAGCAGCCCAGTGATGCAGGCCACGCCACGCGGTGCGATACAGGACTTTATCGGCACGGCAGGCGGCTACATGGACAGGGCAGGCAAGTTCGTGAGCGAGGCGATTGCGCCGACTGCCGAAAAGCACCCAGTCAAGCACTTCCTCGCGGATCTGATTCTGGCTTCGACGCTCAAGAGCGCCGGCACCGCGTTGCAGGACTACACGGGCACCGTGCGCGAGACCGACGAGGACAACCCCGTGCGCGGCGTCATCGACAAGGACTGGCGCAAGCTGAGCACAGGCACCGAGCCGCTGCTCGACCCGCGGGCGCTGGACATCGCGGGCTTTGCAACACCAGTCGTCAGGGGTGCAACGAAACTTGCCCGAGTGGGTGCCAAGGCGATCGCGCCGTTTGCCAAGAGCACCGCCGAGATGGCCGCCGAGCTGTACACCCGCGGCCAGATGCCCGGCATGGTTGCCCCCAACGCATTTATGGCCGAGCCATCAGTGCCCAAGCCCGCCAAGGATGTGACCCCAAAAGACAATACAATTCGTCTTTATCATGGCAGTCCTGATGAAAAATTAACGGAAGTAAACGATAAAGGCTTGTTTGGTGGAGTGTTTGGAAGCCCAAATAAACAATCTGCTGAATCGCACGGTGAGCATTTGCATTATGCAGATATTTCAAAAAATAAGCTATTAAGTCACTATGATTTGAATTATGAACTTCCGTATGAGAAAGTAAATGAAGCCTTGTTAAAAGCGCGCCCTGACTTGCGTGACAATCCTGAATTGCATGAAAAAGTTTGGAATACGGTTATCAATGACAGAGGACAAAATACTCATAATTTAAGTGATAGCGATTTGATGGAAATGTTTTATACAAACGATGCCGCTGAAGCAGGTTGGAATGCGCAAAAGTTGCGTGGGAAAATATCAAAAAATCTTGGGTATCACGCTGTTGAGTTAGAAGATGAGCATGGCACAACTTATTTAATTAACTCAGGCATCAAACTTAATAAGAACGGCGCACCGATTCAGCAGCCGAAAAATGCTCCCCCCAAGGTGCTCGCCCCCGCCAACGTGCAGGGCTTCTACTCACCAACCGAGGCAGCAGCACTGAACCTGCAGCGCCAGTCGGGCAACGGTCAGGCGTTCTTAAACGACATCCTGAAGGGCGAGAACGTGCGCTCTGAAGAGATCAAGGCTATGGGGCTCGATACGTTCCTGAAGGGCAAGCCCAACGTCACGGCCGCCGAGGTGCAGGGCTACATCGCCAGCAACAAGCTACAACTGGGCGACAGGACCTACAAAAAAGAAAGCGTGGTGTGGGGCGAGAATGATGCCGGCGAGACGGTCACTGAGAACTTGCCAAGGCAGTACACAATCTCAAACGATTACGGTAAGACGTACATCACCGATTCTAACAACATTACGTTAAGCACCCCGTTTAAAAACGAGGACGCCGCCAAGAAGTACCTCGAGGAATTAGTCGTCACCGACGCCATGTTGCCTAACGACGTGAAACACGCGCAGTGGTCGCTGCCCGGCGGTGAGAACTACCGCGAGGTCACCCTGAACCTGCCAAGCGGCAAGCGCGCGGATATGAATCACAAAGATCAGAGTCTTGATGCGCTTAGACGGGGGGCTCAAGACTACATGGAAATGGGTGACGCTGACCTTGCTAAGCAGTTCACAACAAGGGCAAACAAGCTTGAACGCGAGATCGAGCAGCTAAAGCGCCAGCCTCAAAACCGCACGCCAGATTTCCCCAAGCAGGCAGAGCTCGATGACTTAGATGCGCGCATGGCGCAGCTAAAGGCCGAGGGTAACCGCGAGGAGTTTGGCAAGCTGCAAAGCGAACGAGGCGTGCTGCGTCGTGAGCGCGAAGATTACCTGCGTCAAGAGCAATCTCGGCTTGAGAAGGAAGCACGCGCAAATCAGTTCAAGTCATCCCATTGGGAAGACCCCAACGTGCTCGTCCACCTGCGCATGAGCGACCGTGTCACTGACGGCAAGAAGACGTTGCTTGTCGATGAGGTGCAGTCCGACTGGCATCAAGCAGGACGTGAGCGCGGCTACAAGGGTGACGAGATTGACACCAACGGCTGGACGGTCGAACGTCTCTACGTTACCAAGCCTGAAGAGGTTGCCGTGTACGACGCCCGAGGTGAAGAAGTCTGGGCGGGTAAGTCAAAGGGCGACGAGGCACAGACAATAGCAAAGGTCGTGGAGGAGCTGAAAAAGAAGCAGGTGCCCCAAGCCCCCTACAAGGACGACTACTACCAGCTTGCGCTGAGGCGCGCCATCAAGGACGCGATTGATGGCGGCTACGACCGCGTGGCGCTGCCCACGGGTTCCCGTGTAACCGAGCGGTTTGGTCTGGGCAACCACGTCGATCGTCTTGACTACCACAAGAACTCCGACGGCACTTATGGCTTGTCGGCCATCAAAAACGGTCGCGAAGTCGTTGCAAGGGAATACCTTAAGCAAAACGAGCTTTTTGACCTTGTTGGCAAAGAAATTGGGGAGAAAATGGCTAAGGGTCAGGGTAAGGACTCGGTTCCCATCGATGTTGGTTTGGCAGAAGAGTACGGATTTGATTCGTATAAATCGCTCACAGGCCTTGACCTTGTCGTTGGCGGCAAGGGCATGAAGAAGTACTACGACGAGATATATCCCGGCTACCTCAAGAAGTTTGGCAAGAAGTACGGAGCAAATGTTGGCAGCACAACGGTTGACGCCGATGGCGTAGCCGAGCCTTTGTTCTACATGGACATCACCCCCGCGATGCGCAAAGAGTTCAGCACAGGCATTCACATGAAGCGTGGCGGCAAGGTGTCGTTCGCATCAAATATTGACGCAATGCGTCATGAATTAAATAAAAGGCAATAACTATGGCTACTGAAATGCCAATCCCTCAGGACTTCGGTCGCTTCATCGCCCCCGCGGCGCAGGGTGATAACGAGTTCGCGAGCAGCGAGTTCGGGGACGTTGCCGAGGTCGACCTGTTCAAGCAAGCTGACGTCGAGGAGCAAGACGACGGCTCAGCCATCGTGCGCCTAGAGGACGACACGCTCGGACCAGATGACTCGCCCGACTTCTACGAGAACCTAGCCGATAGCATCGACTCGTATGACCTGTCCAAGGTTGCGCTCAAGTACATCGAGCTCGTCGAAAAAGACAAGGACGCCCGCGAGGGTCGCGACAAGCAGTACGAGGAAGGGTTGCGCCGCACAGGACTCGGGCAGGACGCCCCCGGCGGTGCTTCGTTCATGGGCGCAAGTAAGGTCGTGCATCCGATCATGGCTGAGGGCTGCGTGGACTTTGCAGCTCGAGCGATCAAGGAGCTCTTTCCGCCAGACGGTCCCGTGCGCTCAAAGATTCTCGGCGAGGTGACTGAGCAGAAGACAACGATCGCCGAGCGCAAGCGCGACTACATGAACTACCAGCTCACTGAGAAGATCGAAGAGTACCGCGACGAGGAAGAACAGCTCCTGACCCAGCTCCCGCTCGGCGGAAGCCAGTACATGAAGATCTGGTACGACGAGGGTAAGCGCCGCCCCTGCGCCGAGTTCCTGCCGATTGACAACGTGTACCTGCCCTTTGCCGCGGCTAACTTCTACACCGCAAGCCGTGTAACCGAGGTCAACGACATCACGCAGGACGACTTTGAGGCACGTGTGTCATCAGGTCTGTACATCAACCTTGATATCTACCGCGCAAGCCAAGAGCCCGAAGAGAGTAAGCCTGAAAAGGCGAACAACCGGATTGAGGGTCGCAAGTCAGAGTCTGACAACATTGACGGTGTGCGTCGAGTGTTTCACATCTACACATGGATGGAGCTCGAGGACGACGCCAAGTCCAAGGGCGAGCGTGCGCCCTACATCCTGATGATCGATGATTTGTCGTCCGAGGTCGTGGGGCTGTACCGCAACTGGGAAGACGGCGACGAGCTGATGAGTAAGCTCGACTGGATCGTTGAGTTCAAGTTCATCCCTTGGCGCGGTGCCTATGCCGTGGGTCTGCCCCATCTTATTGGCGGCCTGTCTGCCGCCCTGACTGGTGCCCTGCGGGCTCTGCTTGACTCTGCTCATATAAACAACGCCCCCACGATGCTCAAGCTCAAGGGCGGCAAGGTGTCTGGCCAGAGCATTGTTGTGGAGCCCACCCAAGTCACCGAGATTGAGGGTGCGCCGGGCGTGGACGACGTGCGCAAGATCGCCATGCCGATGCCGTTTAACCAACCGTCTGCTGTGCTGTTTCAGCTTCTAGGCTGGCTCACTGACGCAGCTAAGGGTGTCGTCACCACGGCAGAAGAAAAGATCGCCGACGTGACATCCAACGCCCCCGTGGGCACTACACAGGCGCTCATCGAGCAGGGCGCTGCCGTGTTTAGCGCCATCCACGCACGGCTGCACACCAGCCAAGCGCGGGTGCTCAAGATCATCGGGCGCTTGAACCGTTGGTACTTGGATGACAACCCCGACGAGATGAGCCAAGAGCTGGGCGTCACCTCGAAGGACTTTGAGAAGAACTCGGACGTTGTGCCAGTCTCTGACCCACACATCTTTGCGGAGTCACAACGCTATGCTCAGGTACAGGCTCTCGCTGCGCGTGCTCAGGCTAACCCTGATCTGTATAACCGCCTTGCAGTCGAGAAGCGCATTCTTAAGCAGATTAAGCTGCCTGACATCAATGAAGTACTCCCTGACCCTCAGGATGTTAAGGAGATGAACCCCGCGCTTGAGAACGTCGCGATGACGCTCGGCAAGCCCGTGGGCGCGTTCCCCAACCAAGAGCACTTAGCGCACCTGCAGGTTCACTTGGACTACGCCAAGGACCCGATGTACGGGGCGAGCCCCATCATGGCACCCGTGTTTATCCCCGCAATGCTCGAGCACTTAAAGCAGCACCTGACGCTCTGGTACCTGAACTCGATGGACAGGTACGCGTCCGACGCGCTCGGCGAGCAGTTCGACATCCTGAAGGTGCAGCCCATCATCCAAGAGGCTCAGAAGCTACTCGCCGCGAGCTCGCAGCATGTGCACCAAGACACGCAGCAGCAGTTCTCGGGCGTGGTGCCTATCATGCAGCAGATGATCCAGACCATTCAGCAACTTAAAGCGCAGCAGGCACCGACAGATCCGTCAGTGCAAGCCTTGGTTCAGACTCAGATGGCGGAGACTCAGCGCAAGGCCGCAGACGATCAGGCTCGCCTACAGTTCGATGCCCAGAAATTGGCTGCAGATACTCAGGCCAAGCAGGAGAAAAACGTCGCTGACCAGCAGATCAAAGCTGCCGAGCTCACGCACGACATCAACCTGCTCACGCTTGAGCAGCAGCACGAGGCACAACGGCAGCAACTTGCAGCACAACAGCAGCAACAGCTTCAAGCGCAAGCCGCGCAACAGGCAGCACAACAATCTCAACCTCAGCAAGGAGTTTAATCATGGCAATTTCATCTCTAGCAGGTCTTTCTATGGCACCCGGAAGCCCCGGTGACCCAACCAGCGGCCCTATGGGTTTCCCCTCAGGGGCAATGCCTATACCCGGTGGCGGGGGCGGTGGCGGTAGTGCGCAATCAGGACTTCAGACGGTAGGCCAAGGTGCTGACACAATTAGCCAAGCATTAAATCAGGCGGGGCAGGTTCTTTTCGGCGGTAATGCAGCTTATAAAAAAGGCGGCAAAGTAAGCTCAAAAGGTCGTGACTGGCACGGCTTTGGCTCAAGCAAGACTGGCAACACCAACCACGGTTTCTAAGGAGTTTAATCATGTCAGAAGCAATCTCGCAGCACAAACGCATGGCAATGGGCGAGTCCGTGCCCATGGCTAAGGGCAAGTCAGTCATTCAAAAGTACGCCAAGGGCGGCGCAGTCATGGCCGAGGGCGGCGCAGCTAACCTGCCCGCTAAGGGCGGCGCGTTGCAGCCAATGAAAGCCACGGGTGCAAAGATTGCCAGCCTTAAAAACGGCGGTATGCCTAAGAAGGGCATGGGCTTGACGATTGCCATCGGCATCCCTGTGCGTAAAGCAGCAGGCCGTGGCCGCTAACCCAGTCAGCGAGCTGATCGGCAAGCTAAAAGAACGGCGCTTAGAGTTAGCGCTGTCTCTTGCTGACGGCTACGCGATCAATATTGAGTCCTATCACCGCATGGTCGGCACATATCAAGGGCTTGGTGAAGCCTTGGACATACTTGACGACATCTTGACTGAGAAGGACGAGGATTTGTAACGGCCTTAGAAACCGCGAGGTGGATAGCTTTGTGTGAGTCACCACCTCAACCGCCTAGCTTTAAGGCTGACACCTCGGAAAGACGAGGGCAACCGCGCCGAATGGCGCTTTTAACCAAGTGCCGAATGGCGCTTTAAGGAGTAGGTATGAAGGACTTTGAGACCCTCGACG